CCTTTTACTTTACCGGGGGCCTCATGTCGTCACCTATTACGATCTGCTCAAATGCGCTGCTGAAGCTTGGTGCAAGGCCCATATCTTCTTTTGATGAAGCTACCGATGCCGCCAGGCTGTGCTCGAACCTCTGGCCCCAGGTAAGGGATGCCGTTCTGAGGGCGCACCCCTGGAACTGTGCCATCAAGCGGACAAACCTTGCGCCGAAAGCAGACCCCCCGGCGTTCGGCTTCTCATTCGCCTTTACCCTTCCTGCGGATTGCCTGAGGCTCCTTGAGGCTGATACCGCATTCGATTATGTGGTCGAGGGCAGGGAAATCCTTGGCGACGAGAACCCGCTTTATATCCGCTACATCTACCGGAACGAGGACCCGAATAGCTACGACACGCTTTTGGTTGACGCGCTTTCAGCGGTAATGCAGGCAGAGCTTGCATATCCCATCACCAAGAGCACTTCGCAACAGGACGCGGCTTGGGCGCTTTATACCGGGAAACTCAAGCTCGCGCGTGCCGTCGATGGGCAGGAGGGCTCGCCCGAGACGTTCGGCGATTTCCCTCTGATTAGCATAAGGAGATAGATGGGCAAGGCGAATATTATTCAATCGAACTTTTCAGGCGGTGAGCTTGACCCGAAGCTAAAGGGCCGCGTTGATCTGCCGCGCTACCATAGCAGCCTTCAGAAGTGCTTGAATACCTATCCTCTCATCGGCGGCGGTGCGACAAGGAGGGCCGGGCTTCGCTTTGTCAGCAACAGGGGCGCGAGTGTCTCTGTGCGCCAGATTCCATTTATTATATTCAAAAAGGATGTCACGCCTTCAGTTCTCCAGGGCTATGTGGCCGAGTTTAAGAACGACAACACTATTCATTTTTATACGAACGGGTCGAAGCTTGCCGCTTCTCTCACGAGCCCCTTTACTGATACAGACCTTAAAAAGATAAGGTATTCGCAGTTCAACAATATCCTTTACCTTGTACACCCGGATTTTCCGCCGCAGCAGCTTGTTAGGACGGATGATTCCAACTGGTCGATATCGGCCGTTACCTTTAATCATTCGAGGCCGCTGGCAAAGACGGCCACGCTCTCAAAGCTCGAATGCGTCAGCACGACAAACCCGTATAACCCTAATGTCGAGGGGCCGGGCGGGGCCGAGGGATATAACCAGTTCATAGCCTCTCATACGGCCGTAGCCCGTACGGATACGCCGCACGGCTTCAGGACAGGAATGGTTTTGACCATAGCAGGTGCGACGCCTTCAGACTATAACGGGACGGTAAAGATAAGGGTCACGAGCGACAAGACTTTTGAGTATCCGCTTTCCTCATCTATTGCGACCGCAACCGGCACGATAACCGCAACGGCAAGTCTTTCAGTTACACGCTCGGGCTCGACTGCCACTGTAAAGTTCGATGATCCTCATGGCCTCAAGCCCGGCCAGGCCATCAAGATTTCTGGCTGCAACCAGACCGAATACAATGGCGAGTTTGTCATAACCGTAACTGACGAGGGTACATTCACATACGCGGTCACGGGTACGCCTGCTTCACCGGCGATCGGCGCAATCAAGGCCGAAAGGCTTTTATGGAGTGCGGTAGCAAATACGGGCTATCCGTCTGCCATATGTTTTTTTGAGCAGAGGATGATTCTGGCTGCTACAAAGGCGCATCCACAAACCATCTGGGGCAGCGAGACAGGCAATATCACGAACCTGGCCTCGAACACCGGGGACAGCGACCCCTTTGAGTTCGTTCTCTCTGCGGCGACATCAAATATCTATCACCTGGCTGCGACCAAGCAGATATATATCCTGACCTATGACAGAGAATTTATGTTGCAAGGCGGCGTTGAAAAGCCCCTTACGCCCACGAATCTTCAGATAAAGGAGATGACGGGCTACGGGGCGCGCGAGAAGGTAAGGCCCCTTTTTGTCGGCGGTGAGTTCCTTTTTGCGACCAGGCATGGAAAGAAGCTCCGGGCGTCAGCCTACAGGTACGAATCAGACTCCTATGCCGCGCCTGATATAAGCGTTATTGCCTCTCATCTTGCGGAGCTCGGCCTTGAGGAGATGGCCTACACGATGGAGCCTGTAAGCGCCGTCTGGATAGTGACCTCTGACGGAAAGCTCCTTTCGGTTACCTACGACAGGGACCAGGACGTGATTGCCTGGGCGCGGCACGAGACAGACGGGCTATTTAAGTCCGTAGTTGTAATCCCGCACAATGACGCTGACCAGGTTTGGGTATCCGTCGAAAGGACCATAGGCGGCACGGCTTATACCTATGTTGAGGTCTTCGATCGTGCCTTGAATACCGATTCCTGCATAACCGGCACTGACGAGGCTGGCAAGGCGACATGGACTGGTCTGAGTCTCCTTGAGGGGAAGACCGTTGACATACTGGCTGACGGGGTAGTTATGCCGCCGCAGGTCGTGGCATCGGGACAGATAACCCTGCCGAGGAACGCCAACGAGGTCGAGATAGGTCTACATTACACCTCTGAGATGAAGGACCTGCCGCCAGAGTTACCGACTGCCACCGGAACGGCACAGGGGCAGGCCATAAGCGTGAATAAGTGCATTGTAAGGCTGCATGAGTCAATCGGCTGCTCGATAAATGGTGATGTCGTGCCTTTTCGGTCATTCGGGGCTGGCGTCCTTGATGCGCCGGTCGCGCCGTTCTCAGGGGATAAAGATATTTCTCTGCTCGGGTGGGAAGAAAAGGGCGTGGTCACGATTACGCAAACCCAGCCCCTGCCTTTTACTGTGCTCGCGATCATCAAAGAGGTCACCGTGAATGGTTAAGGCCATATCGAGAGATGAAGGCGCCTTTCTGGTGAGGGAATTTAATTATAAAAACCTCTACTTTGAATTGAGCCTCAAGGAGAAAAAATACGGTTACTGCCACATACAAATTGAGAGCGTGACTGCGTACGCTCATTTGTACATTCTCAGGTTTGGAAAAGAAGTCCTGGAAGAGATAAAGCGGGATTTTGAAGTCATAAAAGACGCGCTGCGTAGCATAGGAATAATCGAAGTCGCTGGCTCGCGCGAGGCCGAACACGCCGAGAGATGGTTCAAGTTCATACGGCTTATCGGGTTTGTGAAGGCGGCGGATGTAGAGATAGGCGGCAGGCCCTGCAAGCTGGCCGTAATGGAGATATGACATGGGCTTAGAAGTAATCGCAATAGCTTCCCTTGTAATGGCGACCGCAGGGACGGCTTACAGTATTCATGAGAATCAAGAAGCCAAAAAGGACGCGAAGAAGGCAGCCGCAGACCAGATGGCCGCCAACGAGCGCGCGGCTCAATCCGAGGCAGACCGCATACAGTTCAACGCCGACAGGCTCAAGAAGGCACAGAGGGCGAGCGCGTCGACAGCGGGCCTTGTCAGCGACCAGGGGACGGCCCTCGATGTCCAGAACGAGACAAGCTTTCTTGCAGCAAAGGACATCGGCACCGTCCTTGAAAGCAAGAATACTGCGAATCAGGGCGTACTCAACGAGGCGAAGATGTTCAGCCGCAGGGCGAACGCGAGCTCGGTTAGCTCGCTTATCAGTCTGGGGAGTACAGCCCTGGGTACATACGGGAATTACAAGCAGGGCCAGAATCTGCTTGAAGCGGAAAAGACGAGGCTTGGTAACGACAATTTCATTCAGCAGAAGAAGAGCCAGCCTTACTCGCTCGACATGGGCGGCGGCTCTTTATTCAAATACTACGACTAAATGACAATACGAATCCCGTCAGCATATGAGGCCGGTTTCGGCCAGAGGCAGCCTGAGACTCCGCGCATCCCTATTGCCAGCGGCAGGGAGGCTATGGGCGAGGCAGTCGGGCAGGGCGCACTCCGGATAGGCGCACAGATGGTCGACTCTGCCCTTGAGCAGAATCAGCATGAAGGCAAAATGGACCTCCTTGAGCGGAAAAAGCTTGAGGATTTGAAGCTCATCGAGGCTGAGAAGGTCAAGAAGGCAGAGGCCCTTTCAGTAAAGAGCCGCGCACAGGTCGACGCGCTCGGGTTCCAGGCCGAAATAGCACAGGGCGCAAAGGACATCTTCGACCGGCAGGACCTCGACATAGAGGGCAAGAAGAACGCTTTTAACGAGCATCTTAAAGGCATGGAGGACAGGTTTAAGAAGCTTATCCCTCAGGAGCTTCAGGCCGAGTTCGCCC